TCTTCTATAGAAAGGTTTGCAAATGACCTACATCGACCTACATTATGCCGAAAAATAGGGGGATTTATGCGAGAGAAAATCATCGAAGAGAAACTGACAAAAGCCGTCCAACAGAACGGGGGTGTTTGCTGGAAATTCACGTCTCCCGGAACTGCTGGCGTACCTGACCGGCTTCTATTACTGCCAAGCGGCAGACTTGCTTTCGTGGAAGTGAAAGCCCCCGGCGAACAGCCCCGACCGTTGCAACGCTCCCGGCACAGGCTCTTGCAGCGGCTCGGCTTCCGGGTCTACGTTCTGGACAACTTGGCGGACATCGACAAAATCATCTGGGAGGTGAAAAATGGAACTCCATGATTATCAAAAATATGCCGTTCGCTTTATCGAAGAACATCCAATCGCAGCACTCTTTCTGGACATGGGACTTGGTAAGACGATTACAACACTGACCGCAATCCACAATTTGATGTTTGATTTGTTTGCGGTCAGAAAGGTTTTGATTGTTGCACCGCTGCGAGTTGCACGGGATACATGGTCAGCTGAAATTGAAAAATGGGAGCACTTGAAACCGCTGCGATACAGCGTAGCGGTCGGCATAGAGGAAGAACGCCTTGCCGCTCTGAAAGCCCCTGCAGACCTCTACATCATCAATCGGGAGACCTCGACTGGCTCGTCAGCAACACGAAGTTCAATTATGACATGGTGGTGATTGACGAACTTTCCAGTTTCAAGAGCCACCAGAGCAAACGATTCAAAGCCCTGATGAAAGTTCGACCGAATGTGAAAAGAATCGTAGGTTTGACAGGCACTCCTGCCAGTAATGTTTTGATGGATTTATGGGCAGAATTCCGTCTGCTGGATATGGGACAGCGGCTCGGCAGATTCATCGGGCAGTACCGGAATGCCTATTTCAAGCCCGACAAGCAGAACGGCTACCTCGTGTATTCCTACAAGCCCTTGCCTGATGCAGAGCGGCAGATTTATGAGAAAATCGCTGACATCACCGTTTCGATGAAAGCCATCGACCACCTGCATATGCCGGAATTACTTTCCAACGAATATCCCGTGCAGCTGTCCGACACGGAGCAAGAAACTTACAAGCGGTTCAAGTCCGAATTGATTCTGGAGATGCAGGACACTGAGATTACCGCCGCCAACGCTGCAAGTCTATCCAACAAACTTTCCCAGCTGGCGAATGGTGCGGTGTATGACGATACCGGAGCGGTGATTCCCATTCACAGCCGAAAGCTGGATGCACTGGAAGATTTGATAGAGGCGGTCAACGGCAAACCCGTTCTGGTTGCATACTGGTTCAAGCATGATTTGGAGCGGATTCAAGAGCGACTGCGAAAGCTGAAGGTTTCCTATCAGGAAATCCAGTCCTCCGATAGTATCCGGAACTGGAACGCCGGAAGGCTGCAAGTTGGTCTGCTGCACCCAGCCGCTGCCGGACACGGTTTGAATTTGCAAGCAGGCGGTTCTCACCTAATTTGGTTCGGACTGACCTGGAGTCTGGAACTCTACCAGCAGACCAACGCCAGATTGTGGCGGCAGGGGCAGCAATCCGAAACGGTCGTCATACAGCATCTCATCACCAAGGATACGATTGACGAACGCATCCTGAAAGCCCTGACCCAGAAAGAACAAACCCAGACCGCTTTGATGACTGCTGTGCGTGCTGAAATTGTGAGGGAGGAAAATGCATGAATCCAAAAGCATACATGGAAGAGGCAGAACGCCTCCGACACCGAATTTTTCGGAAAGAGCATGAGATCGATTGCATACGACAATCTGCTGAGGGTATGGTTGGAAAAGGTGGAGATTCCCCTAAAACAGTTTCTCCAGAACCACACAAGATGGAAATTGCTGTAGAAAAAATTTTGTCATTGGAAGAAGAAATCGAAGAAACCAAAATGGAACTTCAACATTTGATGCATGAAATGCGGAAACAGATTCAGAAGGTCACAGATGCAGATGCCCGTGATCTTCTTACAAAACGGTATCTGGAGTTTAAGCCATGGAAAGTGGTGGCAAGTGAATTAGACTATAGCGTACAGCATATTTACTATCTCCACAATAAAGCACTCGAAAAGTTAAGAGTTCATCAGAGTTCATAAGACTTGATAAGAGCTTTATGGTATGCTATACTGTATCATAGCAAAGAATAAAACGAGAGCCGCCATGGAATCATCCGAGGCGGCTTTTTGTATCCGGAGGTGAACCTTGTGCCGAGGAAGGCACTGAAACCATGCAAGCACCCCGGCTGTCCCAATCTGACAGACGGTTTGTATTGTGCGGAGCATCAGCCCCTGCACCCAGACCGACCGTCTGCCGCCAAGCGTGGCTACGGCAGCAAGTGGCAGAAACTCAGCAAGGCGTACCTCCGCCGGCATCCCTTGTGTGTGAGGTGCAAAGCACAGGGACGGTTCACGGCAGCGACTGTGGTCGACCATGTCATTCCTCACCGTGGTGATCCGCATCTGATGTGGGATGAAAGTAACTGGCAGGCTCTTTGCAAGCCCTGCCACGACCGCAAGACATGGACGGAAGACAACAGACCTAATTACGAATACTAATCGTTGATAACCCAGACTCCTTGTTTTTTTGAAAATACAATGCGTTCTTCTTTTTTTAGTGAATCAAAAGCATCTTTGATATCTTTTTTTGTAAAGACAGAGGAATGGGATGGGTAAAGTTGCTTAATTATTTGTTTTTGGCATAAGTGCTGACCATCAAAAATAAGATCAATGATTTCATCTTTAATCTGTTGTTCTTCGGATGCTTTGAAAGTTTCCAATGCACTACGACCGCTATCTATAACATCCGCCCATTTAATTAAGGTCGATTCTTTAATAACCATTCTTGCAGTAATTTTGCATTCTGTTTCTTTTTTATTTTTTGGCATGATGGCGGATTCCATGATGTATACGGGTTCATCTTTACCCTCACTTACAATAAATCTTCCGTGTGCAAAGGAACAACGAATGTAATAGAACACATCAATGAACTCAGCATATTTATCACTGGACAAAAACACAATGCGGTTGTCTCGCAATGATTGGAAAACACCATTCAATTGACAAACAGCTAGTTTATCACTCATGTTTGATTGTGTTCCATTCTTTTTAGAGCCTTTAGTTGCCTTGCAGTAATTCTGCCCTACAGTAAATCCTCCGATATGAAGAAGATACGATCTAAGTTTGGTTTTACTCCAAGGTTTAGCACCCCAATTGCGACCAGACATTCCATGTGATGAAGAACTTGTTAAATCACATGGCGTTGAAAATAAGTAAAACTCTATAATCCTTTGAAAATTATCGCTGAAATGAATTCCTTTTTTATTAGTGACCCATCCAGGATTAATTGTGTCAATTACATCAGCCATAAATATGCCCCCATAGTGTTTTTCTTAATTATATCACTATTCGACAAAAAACGCAATTCAATTAAATAGGACCGCCGGTGGGGGTATCGAAATCACTAATTGTGAATTTTTTACAGACCGGCGTCCCCTCTCACACACAAAAACCAAGGTTCAAACGGGGGGATTAACCCCGAAAATATGCAAACAAGCCGAAACCTACGCAGTTTCGGCTATTTTTCTCTCAAAAGGCAGGTGAAATCAGATGGCAAAGGACGGCACAAGAAGAGGCGGCAGACGAGTTCGTGCAGGTGATAAGCCGAAAGCCCTCTCCGACAAGATCGCAGAGGGCAAGGATGCAGATATTATGGAATTTCATACTCCGGAATTGGACGCAGCTGATTTGGACGATGCCGCTGATTTGACCGGTGCGGATATGCCAAGCCCCAGTGCATACTTGTCTGCCCAGCAGAAGAACGGAAAACCGCTGGGAGCGGACATTGTGTACAAAGAAACATGGCTCTGGCTGAAACAACGTGGCTGTGAAAAGCACGTCAACAAACGGTTGCTGGAAAGCTATTCGCAGGCATTTGCCCGATTTGTACAGTGTGAAGAAGCCCTCAGTACCTATGGACTGCTGGGAAAGCACCCGACCACGGGCGGCGTTATCGCCTCTCCGTTTGTGCAGATGAGCCAGACATTTCAGAAACAGGCAAATTTGCTCTGGTATGAGATTTTCGATATTGTGAAACAGAACTGTACGACCAAATTTGATGGCACACCGCAGGATGATTTGATGGAACAGCTTCTGAGCAGCAGAAAGTGAGAAATACATGAAAGCAGATGTTCAATTCTGGAGAGAACTGAAACAGCAGAGAAATAACATGACCAAACAGCAATATCGCACAATCAAAGGACAGGCTGTCAAAGGCAATATGGATGCCGCCCGAAGAGGTATGCTCAGAATTCAGCAGAGGAGGAATCACAGATGACAACGACCACAGAATTTCAGCTTGTTGACATCAACAAGTTAGTGCCTTATGCAAATAACGCCAGAACCCACAACAAGGAACAGATCCTGAAACTTCGCTCTTCTTTGCGTGAGTTTGGTTTTGTGAATCCGGTGATTATCGACCGGGAATACAATGTGCTGGCTGGACATGGACGCATCATGGCGGCAAAGGAAGAAGGCATTACAGAAGTACCCTGTGTGTATGCCGACCATCTGACGGAAGCACAGAAGAAAGCGTACATTCTTGCTGACAACCGGATGGCGTTAGATGCTGGTTGGGATGATGAACTGCTTGCTGTTGAGATGGAAGAATTGCAGAATCTCGGATTTGACCTTGGTTTGACTGGTTTCGATGAATCTGAAATTGCTGACCTTTTCGACATTAACAGTGATGAAGCAAAACAGGATGATTTTGATGTAGACGCAGAACTGGAAAAGCCCTGCAAATCCAAAACAGGTGACATCTGGCATCTTGGAAAGCACACTGTTATCTGTGGGGATTCCACTTTGCCGGAAACCTATACAGCACTTCTTGGAGACACAAAAGTAAATCTTGTTTGCACAGATCCGCCGTATCTTGTCAATCTGGAAAGCACGTCAGGCAAAATCAAGAATGATGACCTTGATGATGAAAAAGGATATGCGTTTCTGAAATCTGCATTTGAGAGATTCAAAGATGCCATGGCGAAGGATGCAAGCATTTATGTGTTTTATGCCACCTCCAAGGCACGTGTATTTCATGATGCTTATGAAGATGCAGGCTTCAAGGTCGGTGCAGGACTTGTCTGGAAGAAAGACCGCCTTGTTCTCACCCGAACTGACTGGAAGTATATCCATGAACCGATTATCTGGGGCTGGAGAAAAGACGGAAAGCATATCTGGTACGGTGACCAGAAACAGAAAACGGTATTTGAGTTTGACCGCATCAAAAACAGCAAAGAGGACGGCTGCGGACATCCGTCCAGTAAGCCGGTACCGCTGATTGCCTATCTGATTTCCCAGTGTACGCAGACAAACGGCATGGTGCTGGATGGATTTCTGGGAAGTGCATCTACGCTTGTTGCCTGCGACCAGCTTGACAGAATTTGTTACGGCATAGAGTTTGAACCGAAGTTTGTTGATGTAGCCGTTGAAAGGTACATAAAACTCCATGACGGAAATTCCGATGATGTGTATTTGATTCGGGATGGGAAGCGAATGGAATATTCGGAAGTAGAGGTGTCAGATGCGTAATCTCGCCCTTGGCAGCCTCTTTGACGGCAGCGGCGGTTTTCCGCTTGCTGGACTGCTGGCAGGCATTGTGCCTGTCTGGTCTTCTGAAATCGAACCGTTTGCCATTCGTGTGACAGAAAAACGGCTGCCGCAGGTACAACACTTCGGCAATATCAGCGGACTGCATGGTGCAAAGCTGCCACCTGTGGACATCATCACCTTTGGGAGTCCATGCCAGGATATGAGCATCGCCGGAAAAAGAACTGGTCTGAACGGCAGCCGTTCTTCTCTGTTTCACGAAGCAATCCGTATCATCCGAGAAATGAGGTGTGCAAGCAATGGCAAATATCCAAGATACATTGTCTGGGAAAACGTCCCCGGAGCATTTTCCTCCAACGGCGGAGAAGATTTCCACTGTGTCCTCGAAGCTATCTGTTCGGTCAAAGACAGCAGCATTTCAATTCCTCGACCTGCGGGAAAATGGACAAAAGCCGGAGAGATTCTGGCAGAATCCTATTCCCTTGCATGGCGAGTTCTTGATGCACAATACTGGTGTACACGAACCGTGCCGTCCCCCTTTGTCAGCTAAAGCTGACATTTCCCCCACCCCGTGGGGGAATCTTCCCCAGCGAAGAAAACGGATCTTTCTTGTCGCAGATTTTGACGGAGCAAGTGCCGGAAAAATACTATTTGAGTCCGAAGGTGACTCCCCACAGTGTGGGGAGATGTCACGAAGTGACAGAGGGGATGGCACGGTTCGTGTGTCAGGGTATTCTGCGGAGAGCCTCCGTGCGTGGCAAAGAACTGCCGGAAGTGTTGCGGACAGCTTTGGAACGGCAGGCTTGTGCTTGTGTGACCAGGGCGGAGAACGCATAGACATTCTGAAAGAACGCACTGCCACCCTTCGGGCAGAAGCCCATCATCCGCCTTGTGTACTGGAAAATCATCCTGCTGACAGCCGGCTTCAGATCTCTGAGAACGGAAAAGTACAGACACTGACTTCCAGATGCGGAACCGGCGGCGGAAATGTTCCGCTGTTGATGGATACGCCGAAAACACTGAAGATTCGCTGCGGAAAAGCCGGCGGTGGAAAAGGCAGTCTGATACAGGAAAACAAATCTGCTACGCTGTCCTGCAACAATGACCAGACTGTATTTCAGCCGAAAGCATACGGCATCAGTTCCTTTTCCAGCAATGCCATGCTTTCCGGTAATCCGCACAGTGGCATTTATGAGGCAGACACTGCCCGTACTTTGGACACCAGCGACCAGTCACCAGCAAAAAACCAAGGCGGTATTGCTGTGCTGGAAAGTTATGCTTTGCAGGGCTCAATGATCGGTCGGTCTGACCAAAACGGACCACAGGGCGGCGGTGTCAACAAAGATGTCGCTTTCACTTTGAATGCTACCGACCATCATGCAGTGTATGCTGCTTCTACGGGAAATTTCAGCAGTGCATTTCGGGAAACGACCCCTACACTGCTGGCACGGGATCACAAAGACCCCAGTATCGTTTCCAGCGGTTATGCGGTTCGCAGACTGACACCGCAGGAATGTGCAAGACTGCAGGGATTTCCGGATCAGTGGTGCAGTGACCTGGCATCGGAAAATCCCACAGAAGAAGAAATCGACCGATGGGCAGCTATTTTTGAAGAATACCGAAAAGCGGTAAAACCGAAGAGCCGTCCCAAAAGCCGAAAGATGGTACAGAAATGGCTGCAAGATCCATATCGTGATGCAGCAGAGTACCGCCTTTGGGGGAATGGCATCTGTCTGAATGTTGCTGTTTTTGTGCTTGCCGGAATTGTCTGGGCAGATTTGTGATCTGTTACAAATGACCGCCGAAACATTCTACACATCTCACAGTTGCTATCTGTGGGAAACAGAGTTAATATGTGTCATGGCGAAAGCAAAAACGCCGAAAGAAAGGAGTTTTTCACATGACCATTACTTATCGCAGTCAAAGTCGAAAGGAACTGGTGAAAACCATCAGTGAGATTATTGGCATTCCGGCAGTATATCAATTCATGCCCACCTGTGCCTACAAAATCGGTGAATGCTACACCGTTACCAAGTCCGGTGATCTGGAAATCAGTGACCAAGCCGACCGTAAGGAAACAGAACGGCTTCTTGCCGAACTGGCAAGTCGGGGCTATGCTGTTCCGAACACAACAGAACCGGAATCCAAGGGCTTGACGGTACAGATGCCAGCCGATTTCTTCACGGAGCATACGCTCGGTAATCTCCGGCAGATCTGCGAAAACAAGGCTGCCCTTTTTCATGCTGCTTTTCAAACCGACTGTTTGGACATCATTTCGTCTGATGAAAAGGTGGAATTCCCTTGGTTTACAGTCGAACAGGATGGTGATGCAGATGCCTACTGCACCTTCATTTCCATGCTCTGCGAATTTGCCAAGAACCAAAGCCGCATCAACCGCAAGCCGGATACCTCCGACAATCCCAAGTACACCATGCGGTGTTTCCTGATTCGTCTGGGAATGGTGGGTGCAGAATTCAAGGCAGCAAGAAAAGTCATTCTTCGCAATCTTACAGGCAATTCCGCATTCAGAAAGGTTGGTGATACTGATGCAGTTTCCGAGTAAATCTTATCTGGAACAGCTGCGAAAAAAGTACCCTGTCGGAACGAAATTACAGCTGATTTCTATGCGAAATGAAAAATATCCGGTTCTTCCCGGAACAGTCGGCGAGGTCACGCATATTGACGATGCGGGCAGCATTCATATGCGGTGGGAGAATGGTTCTTCCCTTGCTCTGATTCCCGAAATCGACAGTTTCCAGACCGTATCCGAGGCGAAAGAATAAGGCGGCACATCCTCCATTGTACAGTATGTTACCATACAATCGCAAGAATTGCAAGCGTGTATTCTACACAATCTTTTGACCTCATTTTCTGTAGATTTAGCCACTTGCTATCTCCTCCGTTTAGAGTTAATATGTGTACAACGAAAGGGCAAAAAGCCCGAAATTACGGAGGAAAATACCATGAACGAAAAAACCGCAAAGCAAATCGAAAACCTGAAAAAGCAGACCATCGGCGTGGAGATTGAGATGAACCACATCACCAGAGAGCGAGCTGCAAAGCTTGCCGCCGACCATTTCGGCACAGGCAGATACGAATACACCGCCAGCCGAAACGGCTACAGCACTTGGTCGGCTTGGGATGCACAGGGCAGAGAATGGAAATTCCAGAAAGACGTCAGCATTGCAGGATGCGATGCCGAAAAGTGCGAACTGGTCACGCCGATTTTGAAATACGAGGACATTGAAACCTTACAGGAACTGGTCAGAAAGCTTCGCAAAGCCGGAGCAATCAGCCATGCAGGCATCGGAGCCGGAGTACACATTCACATTGGAGCAAACGGACACACACCGCAAACCCTGCGAAACCTCGCCAACCTTATGGCGAGCCACGAACGGCTGATTGCAGATGCCCTGAAAATCGACCAAGGCAGAATGAACCGATATTGCAGAACGGTCAATCCCCAATTCATCGAACAGCTGAACCAGAAAAAACCCACCAACATGGCACAGTTCGCAGACATCTGGTATACGGCGAACGGTGCAAATTACGGCAGAAATCAGCACTACAACGATAGCCGATACCACATGCTGAACTATCACGCCACCTTCACCAAAGGCACAATTGAATTCCGGTTGTTCCAGTTTGACAAGCCTGCCGACGGCAGAAAAAACGGACTCCATGCTGGACAGCTGAAAAGCTACATTCAGCTTTGCCTTGCCCTTTCCGAAATGGCAAAGGAACTGCGAACCGCCAGCCCGAAACCACAGCAAACGGAAAACCCGAAATTCGCCATGCGAACATGGCTGATTCGGCTGGGGCTGGTCGGCGAGGAGTTTTCCACAGCGAGAAATTTTCTTACCAAGAACCTTGACGGCGATGCCGCCTTCCGGTTCGGCAGATAAAGGGACAGCCTTTTGCTACCAGCTACACCAGACCGCTTCGGCGGTCTTATGGTGGTGAAAGGGTATCCCTTT